CTTCCAAATACCACGATTTAATGACCCTGCTTGTGGGCTCATATTAGTCATTAAGAATGATTCAAACTCTACTTGTGTATCCCAAGATAAATCGCCATCTGGACTCATATGACCTTTATCATACCCTGTTCCTGCGTAATCATCAGGACGAGCACCATTAGAAACAAACTGATTAGCTGCAAAAGCATTAGTACGAGCAACGCAACCTAATGCATTTTGCGGTATTAATTCATATGTTACAAATTTTGGTAGTTTTGCAGCAGCATCATAACCTTCTAGATATGCTTGCTGACACAATGGCTGGACACCTTGTGTTTGTGGAAATCCATATGGAGCATGAACTTGACATTGTTGAACTGGAAATGGTGCTCGTTGAGTCCAAGCATTTGCTGATAGGGATGTTATTACTAAGAATAACGATAGTACTAATTTCATCTCAAACTCCTTGTATTGTTTTCTATTTATCTTCCAACGTATACTTGTTTTTGATTTTCATCTTTTCTTTGTTGTTCATTCTTTGGTATAAATTCATTTCCATATTGTGGATACATCTGTTGACGACTATATGCAACCCACATCATTGTAAAAAAGAAAAAGAAAATTATAACGATAACAGCTATACCCCAAGCAAACTGAATATTGAGTTGTTTTCTTCGTTCAGCTTTACGTTTTTCTTCTACAGCTTGACGCTGCATTTGTTTGGCAATTAAACCTTTTTGTTCTTTGCCCATCTCTTTCATCATCTCTTCTACTTCAGTATATAAAGCACCAAGTTCAGGTGGGCTTTGATATACCATCAATTCACGCAATTCAGTTGACATTTGCTCCAGCTGTTTACGCATTAATACACGTTGTAGAGCACGTTTACCTAAACTATCATCTCCAGTGTATACTTGAGTTTTTGCACGCTTTTCTTCTTCTTCAAACACAGCCATACATTTGTAGAAGTTATCATAATATGTTCCAAGATGATTACCAATCTCTGTATAAATGTTAGTGGTATCGTCACTTTTTTTATTCAGGTCAATAACACGATTTTTTTCTTCGATAAATTGTTTTTTGGCTTCAGGTGGTGGTGTTTTACCCTTTGCTTCATATGCAGAATGGAACTGATGGTCTAGATCTTTGAGAACATCCTTGATATCTCCAGCTGCGCCTTTGATATCTTTATATAACTTACAACCAGCTTTTACTGCACTAACTGCGCCATTTGCTAGTGCGAAAAGTGTTAGCGGATCCATTATCCAGATTCTCTCGCAGCTTTTTCTGCTTCCATTCTTCTTTGAAGATTTTGTTGCTGAATGATCCTTAATCTCTGCGCTTGTTTGGCTTCGAATTCTTGTTTTTCTTGAGTGGCACCATAAACACCAATACCTATACCAACTAAAGCAAAAACAACAAAAGCACCAGCAATAAAATATAAACCAAGCATACCAAGTTCAGCCATCTTTTCTTTATGTTTTTGTTTGGCTTCTTCAACAGCACGTTCAGCTGCTTGTTTTTCTTTGAACAAACGAGTGCGCTCTTTGATCATGTCATCCCAAATCTGTGGTTTACCTAGTTCCCAGTAAATCATGTCTTTAAGAGCACGTTCGTCTTCGCGTAGTTTATTGCTGTGCATAGCAAACTCAAGTGCTTGACGACTTAGTTCTGCGTTGCTTTTAGAAAGGATTGCTACTTTGGCTTTTGTGCTGGCAATATGAACTGTGTCAGCAGATTCAAAGAATTTTCCAAGTTGACCTACTAGGCTGTGGATATCCTTACCCAATGCTATGGCTTGTTTAATATGACTGACTGCTGATTGGGCAGCAGTAAAAGCCAACCCAATAGTGATAGGATCCACTATTTTCTCCTAAACCATGGTACTTCTTTTTTCTCCCATACCAAACAAACACTAGGTCTATTTTGGGTAGGTTCTTCTGATCCTACCCATCTCACGCAGACATATTCTTCATTCTTTTTTAGTGGATCGTTTGATGGTGGAACTGCTGAACTGTTTGTTAAGAATAATATTCCGATAAACAGAATATATTTCATTCACCTGTCTTTACTGGACCAATCTTAGTTTTGATTCCTTGTCTATCTTCTAAGATAGCAATGTGAGTTCTATTCTCCATAATAGCATCACGATTATGTTGAATTTCTTTTTCAAGATCTTGACGTAGTTTCTCACGTGCTAATTCAGCACCAGTGTTAGATGCTTGTTTGTTATCAGTGGTAACAACCAAACTAACTTTCTGATTTAGAATTGTTACGTCATGCTGTAATGCACCTAATGCGCTGATCAAATATCCAGTGCTACCAATTAATAGTGGTAGTAATGCAAACAATAATTTCTCAATAAATGCACCTTTTGTATCTTCTTTTTTGTTTTCTTCTGCCATTTTATTTCCTTATAGTATTAACCAAAATGCTTGTGACATTAATAATGCTCCAATAGTACCAACTGCTAAACTTCCCCAAAACAAGGGCATGCTCACTGCAAGTATTGCTGCGGTCAATAATACTATAGAAATTTGGAGAATACTACCAGCATATGTGTAGTATGGACTTCTTGATTTAGCAATTGCACGATCGGCTTCTAGACCACGTGCTTTTGCCATCAACTCTTTTTTACCCTCGCCAGTTGCTGGGTCGGATTCGTAACGATCAATTTTTTTCTGTAGGAATTCTACTTTTTTCTTATCATTACGAAATTTAGCATCATCTAAGGATTGTTCTGCTAAAGTTTGTTTGATAGATTTCGCTTGATAAAATGCCCAAGTATTATTGGCTTCTATCGTATCGTTTAAAATTCTGCTGGAGTTTGAGCCACTTAGCAGTGTATTAACTGCCAGTAATGCAGCGAGGACAGTAATCACCCATCCTGCTTTGTCTTTAATTTGTGCTTCTTTTTCGCTACGTGAAAGTGGTTTGACTGATTCTGCCATTTTTAACCCTAAATCTTGATCGCAGAGTAGCCTGCAATTTTATTTAGGATTTAGGTTGTTGCAAATCGTCTACTTCTTTCTCAATGGTTTTTACACCAATCCCAGAAAAAACATCTTTTGCTTTATTTAGAAATGATTGAGTTTTTTGTGGTAATGATTCGTCACGTCTTTCTAGACGATCATAAAGATTTGGTTCCCAGTCTTTACCTTCCTCAACAGTGATATTTAAATCATCATCAGTAACTTCAACTGGTGCATAATTGGTTATTGTTTTTTCAACAACAGTTTCATCACCCTTTACTGATAATTGGGTTTCATCAGAAGCATGTAAATTATCAGATAAATTTATTTCTGTTGGACGATCTGGATATAGATCCTCTTCATCTGCTAAAAATTTAAATTCAGGCTCAGGTTCTGTAACAGATGGTTCTTCAACAATAGGTAATTCTTCGTTATCACGTTTCTGTTGCCAGTTGGCAGCGATCAACAATAGAACTGCCAGTGGGTCAAATACTGAAACAATTAAGATGATAACCCAGCGAACTGCTTTTTCTAATACATCAGATTCTGGATTATCACCATAGATTACTGCTGCTATGTATTTGATTGGTCCAACTTCTGCTTCGACTTTGCGGACTTCGCTGGCGATTGGCGCACGTTCTTCGTTGTACTTGGCGATCTTGGTTTGCGCTGCACCGATTTCGTTGAGGATTCTGGCTCTATCTTTTTGCTGGGCTCTTCGGATGGAGATTGAACGATCGGCTCCACTGGCTTCTGTGGTTCTGCTGAGGGTTTGATCAACTTGAGCATCCAATTGAGAAAGTTCTTTACGGCTTGCATTTATATTTTCCTTTTCTGTTTTAATCTTTTCGTCTATTAAAGATAATTTGGCTGAAACATCACCTGTAGGTATTGCTTGATCCAAATGAGCCTTTGATAGATATCCAAAGATTCCCATTGAAGTTAACATCATTAAGATAATTAAAGCAACAGTAAAGTATGATTTCAACAATACTGGAACTTCTTTCCAATTACGATACAGCCATGAAGCTACAACTAATTTGGCTGATTCTAGTAATGTTCCCATAATGAAAATAGGAACAACAGCTGATGCAAAAATGGCAACCAACCCCATTACTGAATAATATGCGGCACATGCGGACAAACCCAGTGCAGTTGCGAATAGTAAATAAGTCATAGTTTATTTTTTATATGAGAACCATGAACACGAACGGATATTTGTCCATTATAATAGTCATCTGATTCTAATACTTTTCTCCCGAATTGTTCTCTTGCTTCAACGTAACTACATTCTGCTTTTGATTTACAGAAAAACAAAATCTCTCGAGTGAATACTTCTTTCCCGAGAACCTCTACATCTTTATTTAGTTCGATACTGGATCCATAATAATCCATCCAATCCGAGTCAACCTTTGACTTAATCTTCTTTCTTTTCTTTACACCATTTTTCTGAGTAACCATCTTATAGGTTGTCTTAGAAAACTTGGATAGTTTCTTCCCGATATACATGCGACCAGTGACTTTGTTCGTAATTAAATAAACAAAGCCAACACAGTCTTCAGGTAATTCTTCAACTAGATTATTATTAAATGTCCACATAGTGGACTATTTAGTCTTACAGTTTAGACTTCCAGAATGGTGAATTACTCAACCATTCATAGTAACGATTGAAACCTTCTTCAACATCAACCTTTGGATCAAACCCAAAATCATTTCTAGCTGCAGTAATATCTAATGCACCACGACTTGGAAAGTCTGCGTCTTTTTCTCTAACTTCGATATTACCTTTACCAGCAATTTTAACAGCTAGATTAGCAGCATCATATAAAGAAACGCTATGACTCTTTGTTATATTATAGACATTACCATATGCTTTTTCAGATAATGCTGCAGCAACGATACCATCAGCAGCATCCTCAACATACGTAAAATCTAACATCTCAGATTTACCATTAACCTTTAATGTTCCGCCACGCATGGCAGTCAATAAGAATTTAGAGATAACTCCATCTTCAACATCAAGTGGTCCATAAACAGCAGATGGTCTTAGAATAATTGATTTTATTAATCCTTTTCGTTCATAATCTTGAACCAATTTCTCACCCATATACTTCATAATACCATACTGTCCTTCTGGTTTACATATAGCATCTTCTTTAACATTATCATTGAATGCGCCATAAACCATACTAGAACTAATGTATAAGAACTTTTGGATATTGTGTTTTGAAGCAATCTCTAGTAAATTCAATAAACCTTCTACCATTGTTTTTGCACCAAATTGTGGGTTAGCATTAACAACTTTTTGACGAGGGAAACTTGCTAGATGTAAAATTGCGTCTGGAGCAAATTCAGAAATTACATATTCTAAATGTGGGTCAGCAATGTCAATATTAAGTGAAGGAGTTTTAATCTTTTGCTTTCTCTCTTCAATCAAATAATTTAATTCATCTTGTGGAATAATCCCATATGTTGTTTGAGTATCAACAATTAATACAACGTGTCCTAGTTTTTCTAAACGAGAAACTACGTTATGTCCAATCAATCCCAACCCACCTGTTACTAAAAATTTCATTCTTTATCCTCTATATCAGATTCTTCATAGATATCCGCAGAACAAAGCGGACAGTATACAATATCTTCAAATTTAAAATCATCACCTTTAACTGTGATTTTTCCTTCAGCTTCACATGCTGCGCATTGAAATTGTTTTACTATCATGCTGCCTTACCCCAAACATCATTCCATGAGCCAGACAAAGCACCTTTAGCATAATCAGTAACACGATTCTCAAAGAAGTTACCGTGAACTGGTGCGTTGATCATTTCCTCAACCCATGGTAATGGATTCTTTTTAACTTTAAAAATACCTTTCATACCCAAAGAGATTAGGCGACGATCAGCGATGTAACGAATATATTTCTTAACATCTTCTGCTGATAATTCACGCATATCAGCACCTTGATAACATAAGTCAATAAACTTATCTTCTAGTTCAACCATCTTCTCAGCAATAGTATAGATCTTGCCTTTGAGTTCGTCATTCCAAATTTCGTTATTCTCTTTGATAAACTCTTTGAACAAGCGAATCATATTTTCAGAGTGCATCGTTTCATCAACGATAGACCAAGTAACTATCTGACCCATTCCCTTCATCATACCATGGCGAGGAAAGTTCAACAGCATAATGAAAGAAGAGAACAACTGCATCCCTTCAGTGAAAGCACTGAACACGGCGATGTGGGTTGCAGTTGAAGCCAGTGTTCCATTTTTGGAACTAAGTTCTGTTACATAGTCATGCTTATCTCTCATCTCTTGGTACTCAAGAAACTCATTATAAGTTGATTCTGGCATACCAAGGGTTTCAATCAGATGCGAGTAAGCAGCAATGTGAAGTGCTTCACGTGCAGCAAATCCCATCAACATCATACGTATTTCAGGCTGAGGAAAATAGGGAAGGTAATTATTAACGTAACCACCAGCCACATCAATGTCACCTTGAGTAAAGAACCTAAAAATGTTGGTAAGGAATTGCTTTTCTTCATTTGTTAATTTTTTCTTCCAGTCTTTTACGTCTTCAGCCATTGGTACTTCAGAATGAAGCCAATGAGCCTGTTCGTGTTTTAACCACGCATCATATGCCCATGGGTAATTAAATGGTTTAAAATATGTGCGTTGATCTGTTAAATTGTTTTTAGTTTTAGTAATCATTTTTATCCTTCGCATGCTAGACAAGCGTCAGCATCTCCTGTTAGTGCTTGTAGATTAATTTCTTTAATAACTTCACGCTCGATACGTTTAGAAACTTTATCAGCCTTGGCAATTTTATCAGAACGGCAGTAGTACATAGTTTTTAAACCTTGTTTCCATGCTTGGAAATGAACAGCGTGAATATATTTAATATTGCTGTCAGGTCTAAAGAAAACATTCAATGACTGTGCTTGGTCTATATATACTTGCCTGTCTGCTGCATGTTGGATGACCCAACGCTGGTCGATTTCCATAGAAGTTTTGAAAACATCTTTTGTCCATTCGTCCATCCAATCCAAATGCTGAACTGAACCATCATTCGCAATAATGCTCGACCATACTTCATCTGCCCAACCCTCTTTATGATTGGTTGCTTGTTTTTGAATAATCGCATCAAGCCACCTGTTCTTGTTTAAGTGAGAACCCGATAGAGTGTCTTGGCGATAAGCATTGGCACGATAAGGTTCAATAGAAGGACTAGTATTGCCCATGAGAATGGAAGAAGAAGCATTGGGAGCAATAGCCATAAGATGACTAAACCTATTCCCAGTACCCACTGCAT